TTAAGAGATACACTAGTTACTCCATTGATTGCTGTAGTATGGACTGAAGCTGCTGCTGACTTAGCAAGAGCAAATGTGCCACCTACACTTGTATTACCACTAACTCTGACAGTTCCTAAGAAACCTGAGTTACCTGTGATGGTAGCTGTGCCACCTATAACTACAGCATCTTCTAATGATACTGCTGCTGAAACCCTAAGAGTTCCTAAGAATCCTGAGTTACCTGTTATAGTAGCTGTACCTCCTATGACTACAGCATCTTCAAGTGATGTTGCACCACTAACTCTAACTGTCCCTAAGAAACCTGTATTACCTGTTATAGTGGCAGT